ACAGATGCAGGCGACACTTACTGGAAGTGGATCTTTCACAGATGCGCAACTTGGAAACATCTTAGGACTGGCAGCTCAACTTTCTGCAACAGGTTTAATTTCTAATAGCATCACAACTTTAGTTAACCTATCGGCAGACATTGGGGGCGCAAGCCCACTCAGTCCCGAAGGATTGGCAGCACGACTTCTTGACACCGAAGAAATAGAAACAGGCTACACAATGCGTGAGTCATTAAGGCTCATCGTTTCTGCTTTAGTTGGAAAAGTAAGTGGGGCATCAGGAACAACGATCACGATCAGAGACATCAATGATTCTGTGGACAGAATAGTTGCGACAGTCGATGCTAGCGGAAACAGAACAAGCGTGACTAAGGATGTGTCATAATGTTTGCTAGAAGATTTTTCGCGGCAGCATATTTCGCACCGACGTATTTCCCGCCAACCGATGGCGGAACGCCCCCAGTAGTTGACGAGAATGTTCCTTTAGTGGGAATGCTTGTGAACATGGGAACCATGATGGGGAGAAGATAGATGGCAAGCAAAACGGAAATAGCTAACAGAGCTTTACAAAGATTGGGCGCAAAAAGAATCACATCTTTGAATGATGATTCAAGAAACGCAAGAGCAGTCAACGCTGCCTTTGAACCGTGCAAGCTTGCTGAACTAAGAAAGCACACATGGTCTTGCGCAAGCAAGCGCGTGCAGCTTGCTGCGAGTTCCACGCCGCCCGCATTTGGATATCAAAATTCTTTTCCTCTTCCTTCAGATTTCATAAGACTTCTTTCCGCAGATCCAGGCTACCTCTTGAACGGCGAGGACTTTCAGATCGAAGGTAGAAACTTACTGACAGATGAGTCTGATCCCCGAGACACAAGATATGTGTACGACGTGACAGATCCAAATGAGATGGATGTTCTTTTAAGAGAAGTCATTTCTTGTAGGATCGCACTTGAGATCTGCGAAGAGATCACTCAATCAAACACTAAAAAACAATCGATACAACAGGACTATGACGATCTCATTGCAGAGGCCAGACGTGCCAACGCAATCGAGAAGCCAGCGTCTAAACCGCCCGAGGACACTTGGGTTACGGTAAGGGAATGATATGCCGAAGGTTTCGCCGTTACAGGATAATTTTGGGGCGGGAGAATTTAGCCCCCTACTGCATGGAAGAGTAGGACTTGATAAGTACAGACAAGCTTTGAATGTTTGTCTGAATTATCTTCCATCTATTCAAGGCGGCCTGGTTAAAAGATCCGGATCTATCTACGTGGCCCCTGTTAAAGACAGCTCTAAAGCGACTCGGATTATGGCCTTTGAGTTCTCAATTACTCAAGCCTACATCTTAGAGTTTGGAGACCAGTACATTAGATTTTTTAGAAACAACGGGCAGATTGAATCAAGTCCCGGGGTCCCTTACGAGATCTCAAGCCCATATTTAGAGGCAGATCTTTTTCAATTAAAAGTAGTTCAAAGCGCAGACGTTCTCTACATCGTGCATCCCGATTATGCGCCAAGGACTTTATCAAGAACAGGGCATACGTCATGGACGCTATCGACAATTACTTTTGTTGACGGGCCTTATATGCCACTAAATGCAACCACGACAACTCTCACTCCGAGTGCTGCAACAGGAACAGGCGTAACTCTTACAGCCTCGTCCACAACAGGAATAAATAATAACACTGGATTTCAAACAACAGATGTCGGAAGATTCATTCGGTTAAGAGAGGGTTCCACTTGGGGCTACGTTCTTATAACTGCAAGAGCTAGCACAACTTCTGTCACTGTCACAGTCTTAAATACTCTTACAAATACAAACGCAAAAGCTTTTTGGCGCTTAGGCATTTGGTCGGAGACAACAGGATATCCTGCGACGGTGGCGTTTCATGAGGACCGCTTAGGGTTTGCAGGAACACCGGACTTCCCCCAACGATTAGATTTTTCTACGACCGGAGACTATACAAATTTCGCACCGACTGCGACAGACGGAACTGTGGCCGCAACCAATGCGCTATCGTTTACGTTCTCAGCAAATGACGTGAACGTGGTCAGATGGATGATCTCAGATGAAAAAGGTTTAATCGCAGGAACAGTCGGAGGCGAGTGGATCGTAAGACCTTCGAGCCAAGCCGAAGCCTTAACACCTACAAACATCACGGCCAAAAGGTCTACGACCTACGGAAGTGCAGACATCCAGGCTTTACAGGTTGGAAAGTCCGGCATCTTCGTTCAGCGTGCGGGAAGAAAAGTTCGAGAGATCACATACTACTTTGATGTGGACGGGTTCAGAGCTACAGACCTAACGGTCTTAGCTGAACACGTAACTCAAACTGGACTTGTCGAATTAACAATTCAAAAAGAACCGCAGCCTTTTGTTTGGGCTGTGAGAAATGATGGCGTGCTTGCCGGCCTCACGTACGAGAGAGATGTGGACACTTTCCGAGCAGGATGGCATCGGCATATCTTAGGGGGCGTAGCAGACGCCGCAGGCAACCATGCCAAAGTTGAGAGTGTGGCTTGCATTCCATCATCGGACGGAACCAAAGACGAGTTGTGGGTTGTCGTTCAAAGATACATCGACGGAAGTGTGGTCAGATACGTTGAGTATATGGCGCCCATGTTTGATGACGAGACAGAACAGAAAGACGCTTTCTTTGTTGATAGCGGTCTCACGTATGACGCCCCAATCACAATCACTAATGTTACAAAAGCAGCGCCCGGAGTTGTTTCCTCAACAGCTCACGGACTTTCTAACGGAGACAAGATTCTTTTCTCTGAAGTTGCAGGGATGGAAGAGTTAAATGGAAACAGTTATTTTGTTGTGAACTCAGCAGCTAATACTTTTCAGATCTCTCTGACTTCCGGCGGCTCTGCGATTAATACAAACACCGATGACTACACGGCCTACATTTCGGGCGGAAAAGTCAGAAAATATATCCAAACTATTTCAGGCCTCGATCACTTGGAAGGGGAAACCGTTTCTATCTTAGGAGACGGTGCAGTCATTCCGGACGAGGTAGTCAGTGGCGGCAGTATCACGCTTGATGTGATGGCAACCACAGTTCACATCGGTCTCGGATACAGCGCAGACGGACAGCTCTTAAGACTGGATGCAGGCGCAGCGGACGGGACTTCAATTGGTAAGACTCGCAGAACCCACCGCGTAGGCTTCATGGTCCACAGATCTTTAGGCCTTAAGATTGGAATGAACTTCGATGAGATGGACACTCTTGTTTTTAGAACTGGGGCGGACGCCATGTCCAGGGCTCCGGCCTTATTTACAGGCATCTTGTCTGAAGAAATAGAAGCTGACTACGACTTTGAAAATCAGATATCTTTCAGATCAGATCAGCCCTTACCGAGTATGATCCTTGCGATCATGCCGCAAATGGTGACACAAGACAGATGATGACAGAAACTAGAAACTTTTTTGTAGAGGATGTGGACCAAATAGATGAACACGGAACTCCTGTTCTGGGTTCAGCTACTATGGGTCAGATCCGAGAACTGGGGAAAAGACCATGGGTGTTTTCTGTAGTGGAAGACAAGAAAGTTTTCTGCATCTTTGGTTTAACTGAATACTGGAATGGCCGCGCCGAGGGGTGGGCCTTTTTAGATAAGAATGCGGGACCTAAGATGCTAACAATTACAAGAGCCGTAAGACAAAAAATGATTGAATGTGGTTACAAAAGAATTGAATGTGTTGTCGATACTGATTTTCCCGAGGCCCATCGTTGGGCGGCAGCTCTTGGTTTCCAAGTAGAAGCGCCACTCATGAAAGCCTACGGACGTGATGGAAAAGACTGCACACTTTATGCGAGGGTTACACAATGATTAGAATCCGAGAAGCCAACGTAGAAGACATTGGATGGATTCTAGAGCAGGTCTCTGCGTTTTCAAAATTTTATGGGGCGGGATTCGACTTAGCCGGGGATAAAGAACACGGCTACAAGTACATTCATGGTTTGATCTTAAATCATTTCTTTCGAATCTCAGAGATAGATACCGTGAGAACTGGTCTAATCGCGGGGCTCATAGCTCCGCATCACTTTAATCCTAAACTTAAAATGTTACATGAACTATTGTGGTGGGTAGCAGACGAACACAGACAAACCGGAAGCGGTAAGCTTTTGCTTGAGGCCTACATGAGCTTCGGGCAAAACAATGGTTTCGATGCCATCACCTTTACTCTTGAGGACAATAGTCCAGTGCCAGAGTCCATTTTAATTAAGTGGGGTTTTCGGCTCAAAGAACGGGCGTACATCAAGGAGGCTAAACAATGGCAGCAATAAGTGCAGCCGTCGCAGCCGTTGCGGTTGCAGGCTATTCTGCGGCAGCGCAAGGGGATGCGGCTTTAGCAGCCGGAGCCGTCAACGCGCAGAACTCAGAACATAACGCCAAGCTTGCGCAAGAGCAGGCGGCAGAAGACGAGAAGAGATTCAGAGTGGCATCTAGAAAACAGATGGCTCAAAACAGAGTCGCTGTTGCGGGTGCAGGAATCGAGCTGACAGGTTCGGCTCTTGATGTCTTAGAAGAAAACTCACGGACAATGGAAGAGGATGCCATCAACATTAAAATGGGCGGAACTTACGCAGCCCAAAGCTATCAGCGACAAGCTGATTTTAGTAGAGCAGCGGGCAGAAGCCAATCTGCGGCAGCATCTCTTCAAGGCGTGGGCTCAACTATTCAGGCAGGAACTTCTGCTTATAACACTTTCAAAACTCAAAAGGGGTAATCATGCCAGTCATTAAAACGTATGAGCCCCAGATAAGAACTGCCGGAGGGCCACAAGAATTTCAAAAGGTTTCAGCCGATGACTTCGGAGCTGCAAGCGGCAGAGCTTTAGCTAACGTCGGTCAAGCCGTAGGAAACTTGGGCGAGGTCATTGCTAAGAGAGAAGAACAGCAAGAGGTTTCAGACATCAATGCTAAGATGGCAAAAGCCAACGCTGATCTTTCCGGGAAACTTCAAACCATTATTAGCACCACGCAACCGGGCGACAATAAACCTTTTGAAGAGTACGAGAAAGAAGTCGAGGACACCTTAAACAAATTGGGCGAAGGCGTTTCCTCTTTTGGAGCCAAGTCTTTTTATGCTGAGAACGCGGCAAGAATTAAAGGCCAGATGTTTCAGTCTTCCACTAAAGGACGGGCTGAACTTGCAGGTATCAAAGCGGTCCAAGATTTCACAACAGCTCAAAACAATTTCTCTTTGGCGGCTATGAATGATCCGTCATCTTTGGCCCTGCAAAAAGAACTAAACAACAAAGGCGTGGACGCTCTAGTTGCAAGTGGACAGTTACCTGCACACAAGGGCTTTGAGTTAAAAGCCGAATCAGAAAAGAAAATTTCCCAGGCTGCTATGAGAGGATGGATTGATCTTGATCCTGATTACGCTGAACAGAAATTAAAATCAGGAGAGTTCAGTTCTGTCTTTGGCCCCGATCTCATGAAGCAAATGGAAGGCGAGATCAAGCAAGCTAAGAACGCAGCACTTGTGGAACAAGAAAGAGTTAGACGTGAACAAGAGCGGGTTTTAAAAGAGCAGCAAACCCAGACGCAAAACAAATTCTTGAGTGATATGACTCAAGGAAAACTAACTACAAAACAAATCCTTAATTCAAATCTTGAAGCTTTTGGATCGGGATCTAAAGAACAATTCATCAACATGATTAAAGCCAGAAACGAAGGCCGAGAACTTAAAGACAATTCAAGTGTGGCCATCGACGTTTATAGGAGAATCCATCTTCCAGATGGCGACCCAAATAAAATCATAGATGAGAATGATCTCAACCAATACATGGGAAATGGACTGAGCCTTTCCACAATTCAGAAATACCGAGAAGAGATTCAAGGTAAAGGAACTGCGGAAGGTAAAGCCATCCACGATATGAAGGGGCAACTCTTTAAAGTGGCCGAAGGATCTTTGGTTAAAGCTAATTCATTTGGACTTAAAGATCCTGCCGGGGAAGAAAACCTTTTGAGATTCCAAGCTGATTTTGAAGAGGCTTATAAAGAGGGTATCAAACAGGGATTATCTAAGAGAGAAATGTTAACTCCCGGAAGCAAAAACTATTTAGGAAACATGATTACAAATTACAAAAAAGATTCTAAACAAATTATGCAGGAACAAGCAAAGGCCATGAGATGGCGTGCTCCAATTAAGAAAGAAGCGGTTCTCGGTTCATCAGGAAAACTCGAGCCTAGCACTACAGGGCAGAGCGATGCACCAAGTACCGCTAAACCAAAAAGAAATCCAGGCGAAAGTGCAGTTGATTATATGAAACGAATAAAAGGCGGAGCTTAATGGAAGTAGCTCCGGGCATACTAGAGATAAACACGTTGGCGGAACAAGGCTTCTCTGAACAAGAGATAGATGAGTACCGTCAATCGACTGCCAAGGATCTCTATGAAGCCGGTTTTTCGGATCAAGAAGTCAATGCTTACTTTGGGACAACAGAACCCGATATGTCCCACGTCGAAAAAACGATCCAAAACAATCTCTCAAAATACGCAGAACCCACAGCTCTTAACCCCGGAGGGGTTGGACCCACTGACACCCGACCCGGAGTTCTTGCCGAAGGAGAAAGGCCGCCACTTAAAGAAGGAGAACCTCAAGCGCCGAAGGTGGCGAAGACCTTCCTGGAGGCGCTAGAGGCTGGCTTTGATATGTCAGTGACGGGCCTGGTTACATCAGGCAAATCCCCCGACATGGTCTTAAACGAGAACCCCGAGATGTTCATGCGTATTGCTATGAACATCGGAACCATTGCAGGTGACTTGCCTGCCATGATTGCGGGCGGTATCGGAGGCGGCGCCGCAGGAGGCGCGGCAGGGGCGGCGGCAGGAACCGTTGCGCTGCCACTTGTTGGAACCGTAGGCCTTGGGGCGACGGGTGCGGTTCTCGGTGCAGGTGCGGGCGGTAACGCTTTACCTGAAGCCATCAGAACAGCACTCATGGAGTCCTATGAAAAAGGAGACGTGCAATCGTTCTCTGATTTTTGGGAAAGAGCATCAACAGTTTTTATCAACTCAACTAAAGCGGGTATCGTGGGCGCTGCGACCGCAGGCGTTGGCGGTAAAGTGGCTGGCATAGTAGGACAAACGGCAGCCCCCACAATCGCTAAGACTTCTGCACAATTACTTTCTGAAGTGGCAACCATGACAACCGTGGGGTCTGCTTTAAATGGTAAGGTACCAGAGCCCCAAGAATTTTTAGATGCGGCTCTCCTTGTCGGGGGCCTACACGCGGCGGGCGCTTTACCTAAGATGTCCAAGAAGATTGGAAACCTTTACGCTAAGACTGGCCAAGATCCCGCAACCATTCTAGCTAAGGCGGAATCAAATCCAAAACTCAAACAAGAGATGATGGCAGTCAATGTGGAGACACCGCCGTCTGCATTCGATGGGGCCCCACCTCCCACCCCTAAGCCGCCTGAAACTTTTCAAACTGTTAAACCTTTAAAAGCTACTAACCCGGATCTTCCCCCAGAAATCAATACGATCTTAGGTAAAGTATCTGAGACGGTTGATGCTCCAAAGAAGATGCCTACCTTCAATGAGTTCTATACAAACTACGTTGATAAACTTGATCCTATCAACCGGGTGACTGACATCCTTTCTAAAAACATTGATGACCTTCCTGCCAACGAGAACCCGTACATCATGGCAAGAACTGCGGTCGATGCAAAAGCCAAGGCTAAACACTTCTTTGAAAAAGGTATCATCGACTTTGAAACTCAAAAGACTACAGGCCCCTCGTTAAAAAGCATTTTAGAATCTGTGGATAATCCAGAGATGCTTGATGCTTTTCTTATTTCAAAGCGTGTGATCGAAAAGGAAGGCCAAGGATTTAAAACTGGATTTGATTTAGAGGCTGCAAAAACTGTGGTCGAGAAACATTCAGCTAAGTATGAAGCGGCAGCCAAGCAAGTAACTGACTGGTCCAACCAAGTGATGGATGACTATGTTGTTAAGTCCGGTCTCTTAAGTCCGGAGTCCGCAGCCAGAATGAAAGAGCTGAACAAGAACTACGTTCCTTTCAAGCGCATCTCTGAGATCGCAGATAGCGGCGGGAAAACAAAAGCGGGCGGCGGCAAGGGCGGCTCACTTAAAGAATTTACAGGATCAGACAAAGACATTCAGAGTCCAATCTTATCTATTGTTGAGAACACAATTGATCTTTTGCAGATGGCAGAAAATAACAAGGCAGGCGTAAAGCTGATCGAGCTTGCAGAAAAATCAGGGGACACTGAGATCTTTACAAAAGTAAAGACGCCCGTAAAACCAGTCACTCTGTCAGAGAAACAAGTGGCAGCGGAACTTGTTAAGATGGGGCTTGATCCTGCACAAGCGGAACCGATTACGGTTTACGCTCGATCTAACAAAGAGCTTGCACCCAATGAGTTTGCTATCTACCGAAATGGTAAACGAGAGATCTTTAAAACAGATCCAGAAATAGCAGACGCCATGAAGAGACTTGGCGGCGACGTTACTTCTCAGAACTTTTTATTTAAACTTATGCGTGGGTTTACGGTTGTGAAAAAGATTGCAATCACCACGACGCCTGACTTCGTAATCAAGAACTTTATCCGGGATAATGTAACAGCCTCCACGTTCTCAAAGTCAGGGGGCATCAGTCCTATTGAAGTACTGGGCGCGATGGGTGACTTGATAAAAAAGAATGACACCTATTACAACTGGTTAAAGAGTGGCGGCGCAAATGGCGCGTTCATTGAGATGGGAAAAGGCTACATCGCAAACGATATCTTTGCCCTGCAAAAGCAAACGGGCTTTATGAACAGTGCCCGAAACGTCATGCGAAAACCTGTTGAGCTTGCGCGGTTAGCTGCCGAGATATCAGAACAAAGTTTACGTCTTGCTGAATTTAAGAAAGTAACTAAAGGGGACACTTCTGCAAAAGCACTGGCTGAAGGCGGCATGGCCTCTCGTGAAATTACAATCGACTTTCAAAGAGTGGGCGCTAAGATGGCAGCTCTTAATTCTATGACAGCATTCTTGAATGTATCTGTGCAAGGCATGGATAGATCCATTCGTGCTTTCAAAGAGAACCCTGCGGGTACAGCGGCCAAGGCTGCGGCCTATATCACGGCACCTAGTATTCTTTTATGGTATGCAAACAAAGACGATCAGCGGGTGCAAGAACTTCCGCGCTGGCAAAAAGATTTGTTCTGGATTGTGGCAACGGATAGTTGGGAAGACGCATCCACTGAAGACATGACGGCGCCTGATTATATGCTCCGGCAAGGACCAAATGGTAAGACTCAAATAAATAAAGGTGTCATATACAGAATCCCCAAGCCCCAAGATATCGGGATTATGTTTGGCTCACTTCCAGAGCGGGCACTTGAGGCTTTCTTTGGAACAGATCCTAATGCCTTCAGAGATTTTGAAGAGACAGTAGGAAACCTGATTACTCCAAATCTTGTACCCGATGCAGTGGCTCCCGCCATTGAACAATACTTTAACAAGTCTTTCTTTACGGGAAGTGACATCATCCCCCACAATCTTCAAGGGATTATGCCCGAGTATCAGTACGTCGAGTACACATCAGAGACCGCAAAGACTATCGGTAAACTTATATCAAGTGTGAATAGAGAGACAGACTTCGCCTCTCCTATGGTGATCGATAATTACATACGGTCTTGGGGCGGAGCCTTGGGTCAGTACTCTGTACAGATCATGGATAGAGCGTTAGAGAAAGCAGGCGTGGTAGATGAAAAGGTCAGACCAACAGCCACGCTAGCAGACATTCCTTTCGTTAAATCTTTTGTAGTCAGATACCCGCAAGCCAATTCAAGAAGTGTTCAAGACTTTTATGAATCCTTTGAAGGAAACAAAAAGATTCAGAACACGCTTACGTTTTTAAAGAACCAACAGGATCTTGGAAACCTTGAGAAAGAAATGATGGCCCCTGAGAATCAAATGAAACTCATGCGCCTTGATGGAATCAAGGGGGGCTTAAGTGCCCAGAGCCAAATGATTCGAAAGATAACCAAAGATCCTGACATGAGTCCAGATGAGAAAAGACAAATGATTGATTCACTTTATTTACAGATGACAGAGGTAGCCTCTCAAGCAAATGATATGCTGAGAGAACTAGAGAAGTCTGTTAAAGACCAACCACAAGGGGAAGAGTAGTATGGCCATATCATCAACGAATAATCGAATTTCTTATAGCGGCAACGGCGTAACAACTGCCTTTGCTTTTCCCTATAAATTTTTAACAGACGCAGATCTTGTCGTGATATCGCGAGTGACTGCGACAGGGGTTGAGACGGTTAAAACTTTAACGACTGATTACACTGTGACAGGCGAAGGCCTGGATGCAGGGGGCACCGTGACCATGGTTGTGGCTCCGGCATCAGGAACACAGCTCATCATCTACAGAGATGTGGCCGCCACTCAAGAGTTAGACTACAGGGAGAATGATTCTTTCCCTGCGGAATCAACTGAGTCAGGCTTTGATAAGCTCACCATGATTACTCAAAGACTTAAAGATGTGTCTGAACGTGCGGTCACTTTATCTGAAGGATACACTGCTAGCTTCGATACGACACTGCCTCCGGTATTAACCGCAGGATCTTCTTTGATAATAAACGCAGACGGGGACGGCTTCGATGTGGGCCCCACTGTTGTCAGTATCGATGAGCATAACATGGACACCACAGATGTTCACGGCATTGCAGACACGTCTATCTTAGTTACGACAACGGGATCTCAAACTTTAACTAATAAGACAATCGATGGGGATGACAACACGGTTCAAGATCTTCCACTTACAGCTCTTAAAACTGTTGGTGGAGACGCTAGTAAATTCTTAGCCCGTGATGGATCAGGCGTTCCTGTATCCGTGAACACAGTGCCAGCGGGTACAGTCGTTGGGACAACAGATACTCAAACTTTAACAAACAAAACTTTAACAAGCCCAACTCTTACAACTCCGAGCATTGACGTTGCGACATTGGACGGCCAAGCATCTACTCCGAGTTCGCCCTCGTCTGGTTTTTATAAAGCGTATGTTAAAGACTCAACTCAAAAACTTACTATCTTAAACTCGGCAGGCGTGGAGACAACTGTTGGAAGCGGCGGAACAGGCCAGAACTTTATCACGAATGGGGATGCCGAAGCGGGAACAACTGGATGGGCAGTCTATGCCGATGCCGCAGGTTCAAGCCCTGTTGATGGAACAGGTGGAAGTGCGAACGTCACGATCACTGCAAGCTCGACAGATCCTTTAAGCGGGAACCAATCTTTCATCCTGACTAAGGATGCGGCGAACAGACAAGGCCAAGGTTTCAGTTATGATTTCACTATAGACAATGCCGCCAAGTTTAGAGCGATGACTTTGAAGTTTGATTACATCTGCGGCTCTGGCTTTACTGCCGGATCAAGCACTGTTGATTCAGACATCACTGTTTGGATTTACGATGTGACAAATGCAACTGTGATTCAGCCATCAAACTTTAGATTGTTTTCTAACTCGGTCACAGTGCCCGATCAATTTCAAGCTGAGTTCCAAACTACAAGCTCAACGTCTTATCGATTGATCCTTCATGTGGCCACAACTTCTGCGGTCGCATGGAGCGTGAAAGCTGACAGTGTTGTCGTTTCTCCTAGCGAGTATGTGTTTGGTTCTCCTGTTGGGGGATGTCAAAGTTATACTCCGACCTTCACGGGATTTGGAGCCGTTGTTACTCAAAACGTAAGATATCGCAGAAATGGTTCCGATGTTGAAATATCTGGTACTTTTACTTTTGCGACAACTACTTCAGTTGAGGCGAGATTGTCTTTGCCCCCTGGGCTCACTTCTGTATCTAGCTTGCCAACACTTTCTGTTGTTGGAAATGCTGCAAGAAAC